GCCCGGCCGGGCCTGGTCATCCTGGACGATCCGCAGACCCGGGAGTCGGCCCGCTCGTCCAACCAGACCGACTACCGCCTGGGGCTGATCAACGGCGACGTCCTCGGCATGGCCGGGCCGGACCGCAACATCTCCGCCGTGGTCCTCTGCACGAAGATCTACGCCGAGGACCTCACCGACCGCCTGCTGGACCCCGAGAAGAGCCCGGCCTGGCAGGGCCAGTGCACGAAGCTGGTCGTGACGTTCCCCAAGAACCTCAAGCTGTGGGACGAGTACGCCGAGCGGCGGCGGCAGTCCATCCAGGCCGGCCGCCAGGGGCGCGACGCCACGACCTTCTACCGCAAGCACCGGGCGGCCATGGACGCCGGGGCCAAGGTCGCCTGGGATCATCTCTACGATCGCCGCAGCGAGCTCAGCACCCTGCAGCACGCCATGAACCTCAAGCTTCGCGACGAGCAGGCCTTCTACGCCGAGTACCAGAACGAGCCGATGCAGGAGCAGCTCGCCGACGAGGTCGTCACGCCCGACCAGGTCGCCGCCAAGGTCAACGGCCGCCGGCGCGGCCAGGTCCCGCTGGCCGCCACGACGCTCACCGGCTTCGTCGACGTCCACGACCGGCTCCTGTTCTGGGCCGTCTGCGCATGGGAGGAGACGTTCACCGGGTACGTCGTGGACTACGGCGCGTTCCCCGACCAGGAGCGGCGGTGGTTCGCCATGCACAACGCGCGGCACACCCTCACGAAGGCCTTCCGCGGGCACGGGGAAGACGGGGCGATCCTGGCGGGCCTGGAGGCCCTGGTCCCCACGCTGCTGACGCGGACGTTCCCGGTCGCCGGCGGCCACGGCGTCCGGCGGATCGGTCGGCTCCTGGTGGACATGGGCTACAAGCCCGAGCTGGTCGCCGCCGCGAAGCACAAGGTCGGCGGGGCGGCCATGGAGCTGTCCCGCGGCGTCGGCATCGGGGCGCGGAACAAGCCGATGTCGGCGTATCAGCGGAAGCCGGGCGAGCGGCACGGGCACCACTGGTACACCCCCACCATCCGCGGCACGCGCGAGTTCCCCCACGTGGCGGTGGACACGAACTACTGGAAGAGCTTCGTCCACCGGGCGATCGCCACGCCGGCCGGGGACGCCGGCAGCCTGAGTCTCTTCGGCAAGCGGCCGAAGGACCACGAGCTGATCGCCGAGCACGTCGCCGGCTCGGAGCACTGGGTGGAGACCGTCGGGTACGGTCGGACGGTCCACGAGTGGAAGCAGCGGCCGAACCGCCCCGACAACCACTGGCTCGACTGCCTCGTCGGCTGCGCCGCCGCCGCCGCCATGGGCGGCTGCCGGACGCCCGGCATGGAGGCCTCCGGCGTCCGCCGGCGGAAACGCTATACCCAGGCCGACCTGTCCGGCCGGAGAAAACCCGCATGACCCAGCGCAAGCGATACAGCGAGCCCATCGTGCCGGGCCGGGCCCCCGGCGACGGCCTCCTCTGCCGCCGTTGCGGCTGTCGCCACTTCCGGACGATCTACACCCGACCCGGGGCCTTCGGGAGCGTCCGCCGCCGCCGCGAGTGCCGCCACTGCGGCCTGCGGATCACTACCGTCGAGAGGACCTGCGATGACCCGAGACCGACCGACGCCGCCGGAGCGGAGCAGCCCGGAGAGGCCGACGACGACCTGGCCGACGCTCCTTAGCTATTTGCCGGCCTGCGCCCGGAGGATCATCGAGGTCTTGCCGTGCGAGCCGAATGGCCTGTCCATCCACGAGCTGGCCGAGGGCCTGCTCGGCCGGCGCGACCCCGTGGCCCTGGGCCGGGTCCGCCGGATGCTCCGGGGGCTGAGCTTCCTGCTTGGGGGCCTGGCGTGCCGGCCGGGGACCGACGATTTCGGGCACGCCGACGTGCACCTCTGGGGCCTCCCGCGGGACACCTACGCCGTCGTGCGGCGCCTCTACGAGGCCTCCAAGGGCCGTTTTCCGGAAAACGGCGCGGGTACAGATGTAGACCCTGACGGTCTACATGTGTAATCGCGGGATTTTTTGCGCGGCCTGGCGCCGACCCGGCCGACAATAGGGGCGACGACGATGCGAGCGGGCGATGGTCGCGCGGCCAGGTGTGCCGGCAGCGCACGATCGCTCGAGACCCGGCCGCACGGGGCCCGTGCACTCCGTGCGGCCGTTCTTTTCGCGCGGCGGGCCCGCGAGGGCGGAGGGCGGCCGCGCGACCGCACCCGCTCGCCGGAACCGACAGGCACCCGGAGGCAGCCGCGATGGCCGCGACCGACCTCGAAGACAGCGTCCTCTCGAACGCCCAGGGCCCCCGCGAGGCCCGCGCCGACGGCGTCCACGTCCGCCAGCACAGCATCGCCGAGCAGATCCGCGCCGACCGCTACTCGGCCGCGAAGGACGCGGTGTGCAACTCCTCCACCAAGCGGACCTTCGGCATCCGCATGGGCGTGCTGGTGCCGCCGGGGGCGTGCCCCACGGAATGATGGCCGGCAAGTCCCGCACAACCCGCCGGGGCGGCCGCCGGGCCGCCCCCGTCCGCCGCGCCCGGTATACCGCGACGGACCTGGCCGAACGCCATGCCCGCATCGTCCGGGCAAGCTGGGACGCCGCCCAGACCCACCAGATGAACCGCCGGCACTGGGCCGCCGCCGATACGCTCAGCCCCAACGCCGCCGCCAGCAGCTCCGTCCGCCAGACGCTGCGGAAGCGGTCGCGCTACGAGGTCGCCAATAACTGCTTCGCCCGCGGCCTGGTGCAGACCCTGGCGAACGACCTGGTGGGGACGGGGCCGCGGCTGCAGCTCCTGACCGACGACGAGTCGCTCAACCGCCGCGTGGAGACGTACTGGGCCGACTGGGCCGGCGCCGTCCGCCTGGCCGACAAGCTGCGGATCGCCCGGCGGGCCAAGTGCCAGGACGGGGAGACGTTCGGCGTCGAATTCACCAACGGCGGCCTCGCCTGCCCGGCCAAGCTCGACGTCCGGGTCATCGAGTGCGATCGCGTGACGACCCCGACGGTCTCGCTGACCGACGACGAGGCCAAGGCCGTCGACGGCATCGTCTTCGACCGCTACGGTAACCCGGCCGTCTACCACGTCCTGAACGACCATCCCGGCTCCGGGGCCGGCACGACCACGCCGTGGCAGAGCTACGCGAAGGTCCCCGCCGCGGGGGTCTACCACTGGTTCACCATGGAGCGGCCCGAGCAGCGGCGCGGCGTGCCCGAGCTGACGCCTGCCGGAGGGATGGAAGCTCAATCAGCTCCGCGCCGAGCATCCCAACGAACAGTTCGCCGCCTTCCGCCGCGGCATCCTGACGGAGATCGCCCGCTGCCTCGACGTGCCGTACAACGTCGCCGCCGGCGACTCCTCCGACTACAACTACGCCTCCGGCCGGCTCGACCATCAGACCTACCTGCGCAGCCTCGACGTCCAGCGCGCCGAGCTGCAGGCGATCTGGCTGGACCGGCTCTTCGCCCACTGGTGGCGCGAGGCCGTCCGCACCGCCGACTACGGCCTCTACGCCCAGATCGAGCGGATCTTCGTGCCCCACGCGTGGCTGTGGCCCGAGAAGGAGGAGATCGATCCGCGCTGGGTCCGGGCCCGCGCGGAGGTGGTCAAGCAGGGCCTCGGGACGGAGGCGGACTATCACGCCCGCAACGGCCGGGACTGGGCCGAGCAGATCGACCAGCGCGGCCGCGAGGCCAAGGCCCGCCAGGCCGCCGGGCTGCCCCAGCCGTGGGAGCGGGGCCGGTCCGCCGGCGGCGGGGCCGAGGCGGCCGGCGTTGACGACCTGGCCGACGCGATCGCCGAACGCCTGCTGGAGGCACGCCGATGACCTTCGCCGAGTGGTGCAGCCAACACGGCATGGAGATCGCCTCGCTGAACGCCGGCCAGCTCGCCGCCCTCCGCGCGATGTGGCAGCGGACCTACGGCGACGCGGTGACCGACCTGCTCGGCCCCTACCCCAACGAGCACGCCGCCCGGCTGCGCGACCCGAAGGGCTTCGCCAAAGACACCTTTCGCCGCACGAAGGACGGGACGCTCTACGGGCGGATCAAGGTCGCCGCGTCGATCTCGGTGATCTGGGGCAAGCTCAAGGGCAAGGCGAAGGCCTCCGACTACCCCGTCGCCCAGTCCCTGCGCTTCCCCACCTCGAGCTGGACGGCGGCCAAGGCCCGCAAGTGGTGCGACGACCACGACGTCCGCGTGATCCGCTTCGAGCCGGCGAAGAAGTCCGCCCGGACGAAGTCCGCCGGCGAGATGGACCTCTACGCCGGCCCGCTGCAGCGGACGGAGGCCGGCGACGCCTTCGCCGTCGGCGACGACGGGGAGTGGCGCTACTACGCCCCGGCGCAACTGGAGATGCTCGCCGACGCGGAGCTGGACCTCGCGGCGGCGGCCGCCGACGGCGACGGCGACGGCGAAAAACTTCCCACGTTCAAGATGGTCGCCTACACTGGCGGGCTGATGCGCGTGGCAAGCTGGTTCTGGCCGGTTGCGATCGACCTGTCCGGCCTGAAGGTCCCCAACCGCTCGCACCCCGCCCTGCTCCAGCACGACCGCACCGCGATCGTGGGCCACACGACGGAGGTCGAGATCTCCGGCAAGCGGATCCGCGTCGCCGGCGTGGTCAGCGGGACCGGGGAGGCCGCCCGGGAGGTCGTGGGGGCCGCCCGGAACAAGTTCCCCTGGCAGGTTTCGGTCGGCGTGCTCGTCGACCAGGTGGAGTTCGTGGAGGCCGGCAAGACCGCCTCGGCAAACGGGACAACGTTCAAGGGCCCATGCTACGTCGCCCGCAAGGCGACCCTGGGCGAATTCAGCTTCGTGAGCGTCGGCGCGGACCAGAAGACCAGCGCCCGGGTCGCGGCCTCGCCGCCCGATCCGACGCCGCTGGGGGCCGTCGCCGCCGGCGCGCACCCAAGGAGAGCACCGATGAAGACATTCGAGGAGTGGCTCCAGGCGAAGGGCTTCGGGGACGCCGACGCGCTCACCGAGGAGCAGCGCAAGAGCATGCAGGCCTGGTGGCAGGCCGAGTGCGCCGACGCGCCCGACAACCCGCCGACGGAGACGCCGGCCGACCCGCCCGCCGACCCGCCGACGCCGGCGGCCGAACGGCCCGGCGGTGATGTGCAGGCGGCCGCCCCCGCGGGCGCCGAGGCCGAGCGGCAGCGGTGGATCGCCGAGGGCATCCGGGCCGAGGCGGAGCGTCGGCGGAAGATCGAGGCGACGGTGGAGGGCCTGCCCGAAAGCGACCGCCTGGAGGAACTGAAGGCCAAGGCGCTCGCCGGCGACATCACCCTGGACGATCTCCGCGCCGCCGCCCTGGAGGCGGTCAAGGCCGAGCGGGCGAAGGTCACCCCGACCGCCGAGGCGCAGGACCAGTCGCGCAAGGCCCTGCTGGCGGCCGCCTACCAGCAGATCCCGATGCCGGCCGACCGGATCATCGAGATCTGCGGCGAGCAGGCCGTCGACGCCGCCGACCGCCTGCGCGGCATGGGGCTGCAGGAGTTCTGCGCCGCGGCCGCCGCCCTGGACGGCGTGCAGCTCGGGCGCTACCAGGAGGACAAGGCCGGCTGGCTGCGCGCGGCGTTCAGCACCGTGAGCCTCCCCGGGATCCTCTCCAACACGGCCAACAAGGCCCTGTTGCAGAGCTTTATGGCGGTGGAGAGCACGTGGCGCAAAATCGCTGCGATCCGGTCCGTGAAGGACTTCAAGACCGTCACGAGCTACCGGCTGACCGGCGACGCGGAGTTCGACGAGGTCGGGCCGGACGGGGAGATCAAGCACGGGACGGTGGGCGAGCAGAGCTACACCAACCAGGCCAAGACGTACGGGCGGATGTACGCGATCACGCGCCAGACCATCATCAACGATGATCTCGGCGCCCTCAACGTCCTTCCCGCCCGGATCGGCCGCGGCGCGGCCCTGAAGCTGAACAAGGCCTTCTGGACCGAGTTCCTGGACCACAGCTCGTTTTCAAGAGCGGCAACAGCAACTACCAGAGCGGCGCCTCCACGGCCCTCAGCATCGCGGCCCTGACCGCCGCCAAGACGCTGTTCGCCAACCAGACCGACCCCGACGGCGACCCGCTGGCCCTGACGCCGCGGGTCCTGCTCGTGCCGCCGGCCCTGGACGAGACGGCCGTGCAGATCCTCAAGAGCCGGGAGCTGCGCGACACCACGTCCAGCCAGAAGTACGGGACGATCAACCCCCACGCCGGGACGCTGGATCAGGCCGTCAGCCGGTACCTCTCCGACAGCGGGATCACCGGCTACAGCACCAAGGCCTGGTACCTGCTGGCGAGCCCGGCGGAGCTGGCCGTCATCGAGGTCGTGTTCCTGAACGGACAGCAGCAACCCACCGTCGAGCGGGCCGAGGCGGACTTCAACACGCTCGGCATCCAGATGCGCGGCTACTTCGACTTCGGCGTCAGCAAAGTCGAGTACCGCGGCGGCGTGAAGAGCAAGGGCGAGGCGTAGGCCCCGGCCGGCCGCCCGGCGGCCCCGGCGCCGCCGGCGAACGGACCGACGACAACCCATGCGGGCGCACCGGCACGGCCCGACGCGGGCCGCCGCCGCCTCCGCGTGAACAGGAGCGAAACCGATGAGCGATGTGACCTTTCGGCACGACGGCGGGGCGGTGGACTACACGCCGTCCAGCGACGTGACGGCCGGCGACGTGATCGTCCAGGGGCAACTGGTCGGGGTCGCCAAGAGCGACATCGACGCGAACGTCCAGGGCGCGCTGGCCGTCGAGGGCGTCTTCGACTTCCCCAAGGCCGACGGCTCCGGCACCGCGATCAGCGCCGGGGCGAAGGTCTACTGGGACGACACCAACGATCAGGCCACGGAGACGGCCGGCGCCAACGTGTACATCGGCAAGGTCGTCGAGGCGGCCACCGACGACGACACGACCGTCCGGGTGCGGATGAGCCAGTAGGCGGCGATGGCCCGGCCCGGCAAACGCGCGGCGGTGCTGTGCCCGGGGCCGTCGCTGGCCCGGGCGCTGCCCCGCCTGGACGCCGGCGAGTTCGGCCGGCGCGACCTGACGATCGCGGTCAACCGCGCCGCGGCCGCCCGGGCGTGCGACTACTGGTGCATCTGGGACCCCGAGAGTTTCGACGACTGCGAGCCCATGGGGCGGCCGACGATCGTGATGGACCGGAAGCGCTGGCAGCGCCTGGCGGAGGTCCGCCCGGCCGCC